ATTCTATAGGTAGGATATCAGCTAGGTCTTCTCAGACATATGACGGAGGGTTGCAGTTTGATGTTTCTCAAAACACAGGGGCAGGTCAGACCAATTTTATTACAGCAATGACGATTCTTGATACAGGTAACGTAGGTATCGGGACGACTAATCCTACGAGCGCTTTACAGGTTGATGGTCAGGTTTTAATAAGTGCAACGGCTCCTTTTTTGGATTTTGTAGATACAAACAGTTTTACAGATATTGATGATAGGTTTAGGATTCGTGCTGGTACAAATGAAGGGTCTATTCAGTGGATAGACTCTACAGGAGAGGACACCACTACTTTTATGAATTTTAAAAATACCGGTGATGTTATAGTTCCTAATGGAAAAGTAGGAATTGGAGTAACTTCTCCTAGTTATGCTGTTGATGTTTTAGGAACAAGCGCTGCTGTTCTAGGCGTTAGATCTAGCGGTTTTGCAGGTATTGATGTTATTAGTGATAGAGATTCAGGTAATTTAGGGGGTATTAGGCTTAAGCACTCTGGAGACACGGCTCAGTCTGTTGAAATATTAGGTTTAATCGGTGGTTCTATAGATTTTAAACTAGGGGGGTCTGGAGAAATAGCTCCATCTTCTAAGGTTAGGTTTGATTCAGATGGCAACGTAGGTATAGGGACGACTAGTCCAGTGCCTGCTCTTCAATTAGTATATAACGGAGGAAGTTACGGAAGTGATTCTACAAGTGGATTTATAAATCAAGCCGACACAGGTAGAGCAACACTAAGGTTACGAAGTATAACAGATAACCCAGCAGAATTATTTTTTGATACTAATGGTGCTATTAGATGGGGTATATCCTGTAGAAATGGAGCTTCCCCTAATTTACAATTTTATCCACAAGCCGCTACTCCTTCGTACGCAGGTGTGGCTGCTCATACATTTCAATTAAGTCAAAATGGGGATGTTATTGTAACGGGTTCTGGATCTAGTGGTAAAATGGGTATTGGAACTACTAGTCCTGAAGAAAAGCTTTCTGTTGTTGGTAATGTAGGCCTAAGTAGTCTTAGTAAATTAATTTTCGCTTCTCAATTAACCCGTTCACCTTACATACAAGGCAATTGGGCAGATAACTATAATTCAGGTTTAACATTTCGCACGTATGTAAATGGAATAGATACGGAAACTCTAAAACTTGATTCGTTAGGCGACGCAATATTTAATGGCAAGGTCGGTATTGGAACGACTAGTCCTAGTGAAAAATTAGATGTAGACGGCATTGGTAAATTTAAAACAAAACTTCTTATAGGCATAACAGATGACTCTGATTATGTTTCTTTAGAAAGCACAGCTGGTCACGTTATATCTAGAGTAGATGTACAGGATGGGGTTTTTGATTATGGAGATTCAGCACTTTCTATATCTGACGGTAAAGTTGGAATTGGAACATCAGCCCCTAGTGCGGATTTAGATGTCAATGGAACTCTTAAGGCTCAAGCTTACAAGTCTTCTGATGGGTCAGCTGGAATTACAGGTACTTTTTCTTTTGTAGACCATGATAGTTCCACAAGAACATTAACAATAAAAAACGGATTAATAACAGCAAAATCATAATGGAACTAATACAGAATTGGAGTTTAGAAGATAAAACTATTTTGTTAGAATCTATAAAGTCAAATATAAATGTAGAGTATAATGATATTATTATTTTTGGTAGTAGGGTATTTGGAGATTTTACTCCAACATCAGATATTGACATAGTGGTGTATACAAAAGAATCTAAAGATGTAGAATTTTTAACTTATTATTTTGATGCTGTTGAAAATCCTGAGAGTAAATATAATAACATTAGATGCAGTATATTGTTTAAGTACAGCAAAACATATATAACAGATACTTGGAAAAGCTGTGGCCATGATTATTTTCTGTCTAGGTACTCTATAGTCAATGATAAGTTTTATGAAGGAAATCAAAATCATGTTATTCATCATCAAGGTTTAAGAGATTTAATAAAAAAACATAATGGCTGGAACGTTCCATTTGAAGAGTATAGTCTTAAAAATAAAGAATTATTAATAAATAAATAAATAAATAGTATGGTAAAGTATGATTGGAATTGTAGGACGGTAGATGCTTACGTAAAAAAAGAAGAGGAATCAGATGTAGTATACAATGTGCATTGGATAGTAACAGGTTTTTCAGATGAATTAAATCCAGATGGAAATCCCTACTCCTCTAGAAGCATTGGTACTCAAACTCTGAATACTAGTGAAATTACAAATTTTATACCCTTTGACCAAGTAACAAATGAAGAAATTGTGGCTTGGACTAAATCATCTATGAGTGAAGAGCAAGTTAAAAATATAGAGACTGGTATATCTACTCAAATAGAATCTATCATTCATCCATTAACGGTAACACTTACCATTAAATAACAAGTACATAAAATAGTTGTATATTTGTCTAAATCAAATTAAATAAATATTATTATTATGGCAAAAATTACAGAAGAGCAGTTAGAGCAGTTGCAAAAAACCGTAGGTGACAGAAATAAGCTTCAATCTGATTTGGGTGCAATCGAAATTGAAAAGCATGAAATATTGAATAACGTAGTAAGAATTCAAGAAAGCATGAAAGAACTTCAATTGGCTTTAGAGAATGAATACGGCACAGTTTCAATTAACCTGCAGGATGGGGAGATTACTGAAACGCCAAACGTTATTGAAGAATAAAAGTGCAAATAAGAAAAATATCCATAGGGCCTGACTACAAATCGGGCTCCATGCACTACATACACGGACAGGACGTTCTAAATGGCTCGTACAAGATTCATTTAATACACTACGATTCTAATTCATTGTCTTATAAGATATGGATTGAAAGAGATGGAGAAATACTTTTATGGAAGGAGTTTAATCAAAATATACCAGTTTCTTTAGAGTATAATATAAATTTTTAAAATGAAATCACCATTCAACTTTATTGTAAGGCCACAAGGAGGTAGACGATACGATAATATCAAAAAAATCGGTGGAATTGACTTTGTTACAAGCACCTCTCAAGAAGACCACACAAAAGCGAATAGATATGCTGAAGTTATTGAGACTCCTATAGGGTACAGCGGGGAGATAGCTCCAGGAGACACTTTAATAGTTCACCACAATACCTTCAAGTACTACAACGATATGCAAGGGAAACAGAAATCAGGGAAAAGTTTTTTGATGAACGACCTGTTTCTTATTGACGACTACCAATACTTTTTGTATAAGCATAACAATGAATGGAAGGCAGAGAATCAGTTTTGCTTCGTTAAGCCAATACCTAAAGAAGACCATTACTTGAACACAAACGGAGAAGAACAGCCATTAATAGGGGTTCTAAGGTACTCAAACAATTTTCTTGATAGTATGGGGGTTAGTAAAGGAGATGTAGTCTCTTATAAGCCTGAAAGCGAGTATGAGTTCGATATAGACGGGGAGAAGTTGTATAGGATTTTTACAAGCATGATAACAATTAAGCTATAATGGATTCAAGAGAGTTAAAGATAGAAATAATAAAGGCAGCTCAAAAAGCTGTTACAGAGTTGATAAAGGTCGCTAAAGAGGATATCATTAAAAAGAATCTTGACGATCTTTCTCCAGAAATTGCTGCTGACAGGTTGAAGAACGCTGCAGCCTCTAAGAAGCTAGCTATATTTGATGCGTTTGAAATACTTTCAAGAATAGATTCAGAAAAAGCGATGCTAGAGGACACGGAGGGTTCTGATAAAAACATGAGTAACTTTGCGGAAAGAAGAGCTAAATAAAGAGTTATATACTATAGTTAAAGGTTTCTTACCTAAATCGGTGATGACCAATAAAAATAAGGCAAAATCATTCTCCTACGGGTACGATGAAAAATATGACCTTGTTGTTATTTCTCGTGACGGAACTTTAGGTGATGTAATAAATATAAACGGCGTTAATATAGGGCTACCTAAAGAAAAGTTAACGTACGTAAGGGATCAAGATAAATCTAAACAACACTGGAAACCTTTTGAATACCCTGCTGCGTTGAAAAAAATAAGATCAATATTTCAATGGAACGACTCTCCAAAAGACTTTAAGTCTAAATGGATAGACTACGTTGAGACTGAGTTTGATAGACGTGATGAAGGTTTCTGGTTTAAAAATAACGGCATATCCACGTATGTAACTGGGGCCCACTACATGTATTTGCAATGGACTAAAATAGATGTGGGCCTACCTGACTTTAGGGAGGCGAACAGAATATTTTTCATATACTGGGAAGCATGCAAGGCTGATAAAAGGAGTTTCGGTATGGTGTACTTAAAAATACGTCGTTCTGGTTTTTCTTACATGGGATCATCTGAGTGTGTAAACACGGCAACACTTGCAAAGGATGCAAGAGTTGGTATTTTATCAAAAACTGGATCAGATGCAAAGAAGATGTTTACAGACAAGGTTGTTCCTATATCTAGTAATTACCCATTCTTTTTTAAACCAGTTCAGGATGGTATGGATAAACCTAAAACAGAACTAGCATACCGGGTTCCAGCCTCCAAGATTACTAAAAAAAACATGTACGATTCTGAAGACAGCGATATCGAAGGGTTGGACACAACAATTGACCATAAAAACACTGACGATAACTCTTATGATGGGGAAAAATTATTACTCCTTATTCATGACGAAAGCGGTAAGTGGACAAAACCTAATAATATATTAAATAACTGGAGGGTCACTAAAACTTGTCTTAGATTAGGTAGTAGAATAATCGGAAAATGCCTAATGGGCTCTACCTCCAATTCTCTTGACAAGGGTGGCGAAAACTTTAAAAAATTATACACAGATTCAGATCCAAGAAACAGAAACTCTAACGGTCAGACAAAAAGCGGAATGTATAGCATATTTATACCAATGGAATGGAACATGGAGGGTTTTATAGACAGTCACGGCATGCCTGTTTTAGATACGCCTTCTAAGCCTATACTAGGCATGAATGATGAGCTTATAAAGATAAGTGCTGTTGATTACTGGAAAAACGAGGTTGATTCACTTAAGAATGATCCTGACGCTTTGAATGAGTATTACAGGCAATTTCCACGAACAGAATCTCATGCATTTAGAGATGAAAGTAAAGCTTCTATATTTAATTTGACTAAAATATATCAGCAGATGGATTACAATGACAACTTAATAAGGGACAGGGTTTTAACAAAAGGTTCATTTCACTGGAAGGATGGAATAAAAGACAGTGAAGTTATATGGACACCAAACGAAAGGGGTAGGTTTCTTGTTTCTTGGATACCGAACAGTAAGTTGCAGAACAATGTACAAAATAGGAATGGATTAAAATTCCCAGGGAACGAGCATATAGGTGCCTTTGGTTGTGATAGTTATGATATATCTGGAACCGTAGGTAACGGCGCCTCTAATGGAGCGCTACACGGTATCACTAAATTTCATATGGAGGACGCTCCTTCTGACGAATTTTTCCTAGAATACGTAGCAAGGCCACAGACGGCAGAGATATTTTTTGAAGACGTATTAATGGCCTGTGTGTTTTACGGAATGCCTATATTAGCAGAGAACAACAAGCCTAGACTGTTATACCACTTTAAGAATAGAGGGTATAGAAAGTTTTCTATAAACAGGCCAGATAAACACGCAAGTAAATTATCAGTTACAGAAAGAGAGCTAGGGGGGATGCCTAACTCTTCAGAATCAGTAAAACAGGCGCATGCGGCTGCCATTGAAACATATATAGAAAAATACGTAGGATACGACTCTGAAGGCACTTATAGAAGCTCTGATGAAATGGGGTCTATGATGTTTTCTAAAACACTGAACGACTGGGCAAGGTTTGACATAAATAATAGAACCAAGTTTGATGCATCGATTAGTTCCGGGTTAGCTATAATGGCTACGCAAAAACACTTATATCAAACCGTTAAAAAAGAGTCTAAAATTAGTCTTAACTTTGCAACATATAACAACAATGGACGATTTAGCGAAATAATTAAATGAGAGAAGTAAAGAAGGATATAAACCCATCAGCATTTCCTAGCCAATACGTACCAGACGCTCAGAAAAATACTTATGAGTTTGGTTTACAGATAGGTCAAGCTATTCAGCATGAATGGTTTAAAAGAGACGGTGGTAGTTCTAAGTTTTTTAATCAATGGGATTCATTTCATAAGCTACGTTTATACGCGAGGGCAGAGCAGTCTGTTTCAAAGTATAAGCAAGAAATAGCTGTAGATGGAGATTTATCGTACCTTAATTTGGATTGGACCCCTGTTCCTATTATACCTAAATTCATAGATATAGTAGTCAACGGAATGTCTGACAGAATGTTTGAGGTAAAGGCTTACGCTCAGGACGCTATGTCTGCAGAAAAAAGAAATAATTATCAAAACACCATACAAGCCGACATGGTTTCAAAGGATGTTTTGACACAAATAAAAAACGATTTAGGGGTTGATGCATTTAATAACGATCCAGAAAACTTGCCTGAGACTGACGAAGAACTAGAGCTGCATATGCAACTCAATTACAAGGCGTCTATAGAGCTTGCTGAAGAAGCGGCGATTAACACTATACTTGCTGAAAACCTTTACTCAGACACTAGAAAAAGAATGCTGTATGACATCACTACATTAGGTGTGGGGATGACAAAGCATGAATTTGAAAAAGGTAACGGGATTGTTGCAAAATATGTAGATCCAGCAAACGTTGTTTACAGCTACACGGAGGATCCTAATTTTAAGGATTGCTTTTATTGGGGAGAGGTGAAAACTGTTTCTACAGGAGAGGTATTAAAAATTGATCCAACCGTAACTAGAGAACAGTTAAAAGAAATAGGTAAAGCTAGTTCTGATTGGGCTGGAGCTTACAAGGACAGTAGTTACTATGATAATTCCTCGTTTAGTGGAGATACAGCTACTTTATTGTACTTCAATTACAAGACAACAAAGAAGTTTGTTTATAAGAAAAAAGGTGAAAAAGTAATAGAAAAAGAAGACACTTTTAACCCACCAGCAGAAATGATGGAGGAAAGAGGTTTTGAAAAGATTGAGAAAGTCATTGACGTCTGGTATGAAGGCGTAATGGTTATGGGTACCAATATAGTTCTTAAGTGGGAGATGTCAGAAAACATGGTTAGACCAAAGTCAGCATCACAAAACGCTGTATCTAATTATGTTGCATGTGCTCCAAGGATGTACAAAGGAAATATAGAGTCTTTATTAAGAAGAATGATTCCTTTTGCAGACCTTATACAAATGACTCACTTAAAATTACAGCAAGTAATACAGAGAGTGGTTCCTGATGGGGTGTTTATAGATGCGGATGGATTAAATGAAGTGGACTTAGGTAATGGTCAGGCTTACAATCCAGAAGACGCACTTAAGCTATATTTCCAGACAGGTTCTGTTATCGGTAGAAGCTTTACTCAGGACGGAGAATTTAATAACGCTCGTATACCAATACAAGAGTTATCAAAGAGTTCTAGTCAAGGTAAAATAGGTAGTTTGATAGGTAGTTATAATCACTACTTACAAATGCTTAGGGATGTAACTGGGTTAAATGAAGCTAGGGATGGATCAATGCCAGACCCTGATTCATTAGTAGGCCTACAGAAGATGGCAGCATTAAATAGTAACACAGCTACAAGGCATATACTTGATGGGTTATTGGATATTTCTAGGGATGTAGCGGTTGCATTGACTTGTAGAATATCAGACGCTTTAGAGTATTCTTCTTTCAAGGAGGAGTTTATAATGCAAATAGGAAAATTCAACGTAAGTCTTTTAGAAGATATTAAGGATTTGCATTTATACGATTTTGCTATATTTATAGAACTAACACCTGATGAAGAGCAAAAACAACAGTTAGAATCAAATATTCAGATGGCACTATCTAAGCAATCAATTGATCTTGATGACGCTATTGATATTCGTGAAATAAGAAACGTTAAATTAGCCAACCAATTATTAAAGGTTAAAAAAAGGAAGAAAGAAAAAGATCTTCGTAAGTTTGAAATGCAGAAAATGCAGCAACAACAAGAAGCTCAGATTCAGTCTCAGCAAATGGCTGGACAGATGTCATTTCAAAAACTAGAAATGGAAACACAGTCAGAGATGCAGATATCTCAAGCAAAAGCTGGTTTTGATATTGAAAGAATGAGAGGCGAGGCTGAAATAAAGTCTGGACTAATGAAATTAGAGTTTCAATTACAAATGAGTTTAAAAGGATTAGATACAGAAAACCTTTCAAAAAGAGAAGAAGCTAAAGAAAAGGCTAAGGACGATAGAATAAGTAAACAAAACACACAACAATCAAGATTGATAGAGCAACGAACTAAAGACTTGTCGCCTGTAAATTTTGAATCTAATGAAGACACGTTGGATGGTTTTGATTTATCTGAGTTCGAGCCTAGATAATTTAAATTAAATCAAAATGGAAATCAAATTAAGAGAGGTTGAAGGACCTGGACAAAAATCAAAACAAGAGGTAGAGGAGCAATTTATCGAAGACCAAGTAGAAACTGAAACAGTAGAAACTGAAACAGTAGAAACTGAAACGGTAGAAAAAGAGTTTGGGGATGAAGATGTTATTTCATACTTTAAAAGTAAATACAACAAAGACATAGAGTCTGTTGATTCTTTATTTGCTGAAAAGCAGGCAGAGGAGTTGCCAGAGGATGTGTCAGCTTTCTTGAAGTACAAGAAAGAAACAGGGAGAGGCATTAATGATTTTATGAAGCTACAAGTGGATTATGATAATGTAGGCCAGGACCAATTATTGCAAGAGTATTATGCGTTAACAGAGGATGATTTAGATTCTGAAGATATCTCGTATTTAATCGAAGAAAAATTCGGTTATGATGAGGATTTAGATAGTGATTCTGAAATTAAAGATAAGAAGATTGCAACCAAAAGAGAACTTGCAAAAGCAAAGAAGTATTTTAATGATTTAAAGGAGACATATAGGGTTCCTGCCGAGTCGGCTACAAGCCCTGTTAACGATGATGAATTAGAGAACTACAATGCTTACAAGGAGTATATATCACAGTCGCAAAGTAGCCAGGAAGCAAACGAAGCTAGGGCTAAGTTTTTTAATGAAAAGACGTCAGACGTGTTTAACGATGAGTTTAAAGGTTTTGAATTCAATATCGGAGACAAGTTAGTAAGTTTTTCATCAGGAGATAAAGCAGAGGTTAAGAATCTTCAGTCTGATGTCAATAATTTCGTGTCTAAGTATTTAGATGAGAATGGAATGATTAAAGATCCAAAAGGTTACCATCGTGCATTGAACGCAGCAATGAATCCAGAAAAGTTAGCTAACTTCTTCTATGAGAAGGGTAAGTCTGATGGTGTTGGGGATGTATCAAGAAAATCCAAGAATGTGAACATGGATGTAAAAGGTACGCCACAATCGATAAATAATACTGGGTTTAAAATTAGAGAAGTAGAGAGCGATAGCGGACGTGGTTTAAAAATTAAAAAACGTTAAAACAAAAACAAAATGGCACAAAATGTAGCAATTAGTGGGAATGTAAATTTAACTCCTACACAAACAAAAGTAGCCCTACCTGGGTCGTATATTACTGATTTCAATTTCTTAAACCAGCACTTGCCGGATACTTATGAAAAAGAATTCGAAAGATACGGAAATCGTTCAGTAAGTTCTTTTTTAAGATTAGTAGGAGCAGAGATGCCTTGTACTTCTGACTTAATTAAGTGGTCTGAGCAAGGAAGATTACACATCAAGTACGAAGCTGTTGTAGTAAAAGATGGTGCAGCTGCTGCTGACACTGTTATTACTTTAAACATAGCAAACTCTGCAATTAGAGTGGGTCAAACCATCATGATTTCAGATAAGACTGCTGGAGCAGTATCTGCTAAAGGTATTGTAACAAGTGTAACTGCAACGGAAGTAGCTGTAGCTTTATTCGATGCATCAGGTGTACCTGCTTTCAGTTCTTTAGGCGGCGCTGATAATTCAGGAACAAGTGTGGATGTGTTTATTTACGGTTCTGAATTCAAGAAAGGAACAAATGGAATGGAAGGAGCTTTAGAGGCTACTCCAGATATCTATGAAAACAATCCTATCATAATCAAAGACAAGTACGAAGTTTCTGGATCTGATATGGCTCAAATTGGGTGGATTGAAGTAGAAGGAGATAATGGCGTTGGTTACTTATGGTACTTGAAGTCTGAGCATGAAACAAGATTACGTTTCGAAGATTACTTAGAGACTTCAATGATTGAAGCTATTCCAGCAGGAGCAAGTTCAGGAGCATTAGGATTAGGATACAAAGGTTCTGAAGGTCTTTTATACTCTTTAGAGGATAGAGGAAATATCTCAACTGGAGCTTTCGAAACTTTAGAAGACGTTGATGCTGTAGTAGCACAATTAGATAAGCAAGGTTCTATCGAAGAGAACGTTATGTTTGTAAACAGAGGTACATCTTTCGAGATTGACAACTTATTAGCAAGCCAAAACAACTTCGGAGCATCTGGAGCATCTTATGGTTTGTTTGACAACGAGAAAGATATGGCTTTGAACTTAGGTTTCTCAGGATTCCGTAGAGGTTATGACTTTTACAAGTCTGACTGGAAGTACTTAAACGACGCAACAATGCGTGGTGGTGTTGTAGGTGGTGGTATCGACGGAGTTGTTGTACCAGCAGGATCTACTACTGTTTATGATGAAGTATTAGGTAGCAATGCTAAGAGACCGTTCTTACATGTACGTTACAAAGCTTCTGAGACAGAAGATAGAAAAATGAAATCTTGGATCGTTGGTGGAGCAGGTGGTGCTTCAACTAGTGACTTAGATGCAATGGAAGTTCATTTCTTATCAGAAAGAGCTTTATGTACATTAGGTGCAAATAACTTCTTCTTATTGAAGTAGTATTAAGTTTAAGGAGGGGCTACACTAAAGTAGTCCCCTCTTTTTTATAAAATCTAAATCTAATTATAATTATAATGAAAAAACAAGTAACACAAAAAGACAGAGTATACAAGTTAAAAGGAAATACAACCCCATTAAGCTTTATGCTAAACTCAAGGAATTCAAGAAGAAAACCTTTACTACACTTTGACGGAAAGTTCAACAGAGCTTTAAGATATTCCGTAAACCAAAAAACACCATTTCAGGACGAGCAAGACGATAACGCTATATTAGAGCCTATTGTTTTTGATAAAGGTATGTTATTCGTACCTAGAACTAATCCTGTTTTGCAAGAATTCTTATCACTACACCCTGGAAACAATAATGTTTTTTTTGAGGTTGATAACGAAAGAGATGCGTCAGAAGACGTAGAAATATTAGACCACCAATTGGATGCTCAAATAGCCGCTAAAGAATTAACTTTAGACATGATAGAGACGATAGGAAGGGTTGTAATGTCATTAAATATAGACAAGATGTCAACAGCTGAATTAAAGCGTGACGTTCGTTTATACGCTAGAAATAGCCCAGAAGAGTTTTTAGAAACACTCAACGACCCAATGCTTAAGTTGCAAAACTTAGCCGCTAAATCATTTAGCGAAAGGTTGTTAATATTAAAAAACAATAGCAAGGACATCTACTTTAACCTTCAAGGAAACAAGAAGAAATTAGTCAGTATACCATTTGGAGAATCTCCAGTATCTACATTGGCCTCATTCTTCCAAACTAATGACGGTTTAGAGATAATGACCATGCTTAAAAACAAGTTAGAAGACTAATAGATTCAAATATTTATTAATATAACCCATCCTTTAGACCAAAGGGGTGGGTTATTTTTTTTGAGTATCTTTGTGCAAAACAACAGACAATGATAAACAGTGTAAGACAGACTGTCTTGGCTATTGCAAATAAAGAAAACTACGGATACATTACACCTACTGACTTTAATTTGTATGCAAAACAGGCTCAACTAGATATATTTGAAGACTATTTCTACAGGTATAACCAATGGATAAATAGGCAAAATCAAAGAGTTTCTGGTAGTGGATATGCTGATATAGTTAAAAATTTAGAAGAAGCTATAGATACTTTTTCTGTAGAACAACCATTATTTAATACATTAAACAAGTATACGGTACCTAGTTCTTGCTATCTTTTAAACAAGGTTTTAATAAATACGGACTTAAAACACGAAGGAACAACAACTAGCGAAAACAACTTAACGGACACAGCGGCTGATTTTATTGCTTCAGGAATTGTTGCAGGCGATACTGTTGCTGCGATTGTTGATGAAAGTACTGTTTACTCAATAGTGTTAACTGTTTCACAGGAAACCATAACTACAACAAATGAAAACTTATGGATTGAATCCGGACTGAGTTATGCTATATACAAAACAAACAAGACAAAAGAGTCTGAAAAGATTTCTCACTCAAAAATAACGATGCTTAATGCGTCAAACTTAACGGCACCAACATTTGGTTTCCCTGTATTTACCCAGAGCGAAGATAAGATATCTTTATATCCATCAAGCATTGATTCAGTGGGACAGGTAGTGGTTCAGTACATAAGAACACCTAAACAACCAAATTGGACATTTATTGGTGGAGGAACACAAGCATTGTTTGACCAGTCAGCTAGCGATTACCAGGACTTGGAGATCCCAGAAACAGATGAACCATTGATTATTTCAAAAATACTAAAATATATTGGTATATCTATAAGAGAATCAGATGTTTATCAAGCGGCTGCTGCAGAGGAAACCAAAGAACAACAAAAACAAGGATAAAACATGGCATATTTAACAGGTTACCAGTATTACGAAAATAGTGGGACAGGGAATGAAAACGAGAACTGGGGTACATACCAATACACGTCATTAACTGACATAGTAAACAACTTCATGTTGATGTACGTAGGTAATGACAAGCTTATTAATAATGCCGAAAGATACAATATAATCTTCCATGCAAAAAGAGGTATACAGGAATTGAATTACGATGCAATGAAAGAGACAAAAGTTATCGAACTCACTGTCGATGATAATTGTAGAATAATTTTACCTCAAGATTTTGTTAACTGGGTTAGATTGTCGTTATATAAAGATGGGGTTTTAATGCCATTGACTGAAAATACACAAACAAATTACGCTAAAAGTTACCTTCAAGACAATGAAGCTAAGGTTTTATTTGATCAATTTGGGAATATCTTAACCGGTACATCTATACTTGATGGCGACAGGATCGATGGCGCATCTAAAACAATGTATATGGGGTCAGGAAGCATGAGCGGTAACATGGGTTACAATGTAGATGGTTCTTGGGTTTTCGACTATTCAGTTGGAGCTAGATACGGCATGAATACTGAAACCGCAAATGTTAACCCAACATTTAAGTTAGACAAAAAATCAGGTGTAGTCAACTTTAGTTCAAACATGGCTGACGAAATTGTTGTTATCGAATATGTTTCTGACGGAATGGAATCTGGAGATGATACGTTAGTGAGTGTCAATAAATTGTTTGAGGACTACATTTACGCGTACGTAAAATATACTATACTTTCTTCTAAATTTAATGTACAGGAGTATATAATAAACAGAGCGCGTAAAGAGAAATCAGCATTGCTTAGAAATGCTAAAATAAGAATGAGCAACATTAACCCAAGTAGACTACTTATGAATATGAGAGGTCAAAGTAAATGGTTGAAGTAATATGAAAATAAATAAAACTTTTGTAGGGTCTAAGATGAATAAGTCTCTAGATGAAAGGTTGATACCTAAAGGAGATTACGTAGACGGTCAAAATATTAGGGTCTCCTCAGATGAAGACGGAGAGGCCGGGTCCATAGAGAACGCTAAAGGTAACACTCAACTTACATTATTGAGGTATAACAATTCTGCTATCCAGGATGCTAAAACAATTGGCGCTTACGAGGATGGTGAGAGTGAAACTCTTTACTGGTTTATAACATCTCCTACCGTTGACGTTATAGCATCATTTAACACTAGAACACAATCCTTAGTACAGCACGTAGTTAGTACAAGTGTGCTTAACTTTCATGAAGACTATAGGGTAAATGGCGTTGACCTTATAGATGATCTTTTATTTTTCACAGACAACTATAACCAACCAAGAAGGATTAACGTAAAAGACAATTACCTTAAGCCAATTGAAGGGGTTGATCAAATAATTGAGGATGATATATCTGTGATTGTTAGACTTCCAATAGAATCCCCTAAGATAAAATTAATAAAAAAATCTACCGGAGAGAACTATATTAAGGATAAGTTTTTAAGGTTTGCTACAAGAAACAAATATAAGAACGGAGAGTATTCTCCATTATCTGAATTTTCTGACGTAGCCTTTGATCCAAAAAACTTTAATATAGACTACAATAACTATGACATGACAGGTATGCAGAACACTGCAAACTCTGTTAACGTGTCGTTTTCAACAGGATCAAAAGATGTTGTAGCTATAGACCTTTGTTTTAAGGTTTCAAATACGAATATAATAAATGTTGTAGAGAAATTCAATAAGGAAGACGAGGGATGGAATGACAATGAAACGGTAGAGATACCTTTTGATAACAAAAAAATATACACAACATTACCTGAAAGTGAATTACTAAGGGTTTACGACAACGTTCCAAGATTAGCTAAGACACAGACAACTATAGGTAATAGAATAATGTACGGAAACTATGTTGATGGATATGATATAAACAATAAAATAGATTACACGTTAGAGTTAAATAGTGAAGACATAGGGTCTTCAGAACTTGTGTCTGTAAAATCAGATGGTAGCAATTACAGTATTGATTCTAGTAAAGTTGTAGAGAATTCTGCAATATCTATTGATTTCACTGGGTCTGACATTTTAAAGGGTGGTGCAATTTACATTGACTTAAGTGTAACCCATAAAGAATTCACTGGGTCTACTTCATACACTGACGCTCCTGAAAACATATTTCAAAACAACGTCTCTTTTGAATTCACTAAAACCTACTCTTCGGTACAAGAGCTTGCAAGTAGTGATGAGTTTTTAGAGGCAATACAATCTAGTTTAACAATAAGCGAGGCAACAAGCGGATACAGTTTAACTGATATTTTTTATTCAGGCATTCAATCAAAAACAGGATGGACACTAATTGGGGGTGGAGTTGATTCTAGTGAAGGAGATTTTAAAGTGACGTCTTCTGGGAACGTATTGACAATCCAAATCCCAGCTGTTAAGTACGAAGACGACTCTAATCCGGGGACCTTTTCTTACGAATATTTTGAGATGACAAGTGTCTTTTCTAGTATAAACGAGATAAATTCAAGAGGAAGCCTACATAGCAATAGGGACTATGAGGTTGGTATAGTTTATTTGGATGAATACAATAGAGCTTCAACAGCGCTTGTGTCCACAAAAAATACTGTCTTTGTTGCGCCTAGATTAAGTATATTTAAAAACTCAATAACGGCCACTATAAAGAACACGGCGCCAGAATGGGCTAAGAGATATAGATTTGTATTGAAAACAAGTAAATCATCTTACGAGACACTGTATAGTAATTTGTTTTTTTACGACTCTGTACAGTCAGCCTGGTGGTGTAAACTAGAGGGAGATAATCAAACAAAAGTTACGAAAGACACTACGTTAATTGTAAAAAAATCATCAAGCGGAATACCTTCAAACCTTTTAACAGTTAAAGTTTTAGAGATAGAGGTGAAGAAGGAGAACTTTATAGATGAAAACGAGGTAGCGCCTTCAGGTGTTTATATGAAGATAAAACCAAATGGTTTTTCAATAAATAATGAGGACAATAACCCTATAATTGATTACGGTACATTTAGCCAGAAAAACACAAATATAAAATACTCCACATCAATAATAAATCCAGAATACACGGTAGGCGGTAGTGAAAATAAATATGTAGAATATACGGTTCCTTCAGGGTCTCAGGTTACTTTTCACATAAACGCAGAGCAGTTTGGTAAGTGGGCTAATAAATGGGAGTTTGAAAGAACTTTTACAGCTAGTCGCGATTATGAAAACATGTATGACTTCATTTCGGGTGAAAGAATAAACTTCAATAGACCAACCATAGAACCAACATCTAGAGGAAGCGGAGAGAATGATACAGATGCAATATGGAACAGTAGTGTTGGGGATGGTCAAAGCTTAAGTGATTTTGAAGAGCATAGCTCAGATAGCTTAAGTGGTACTCCCTACACGTTCACGGAGTTAAAAATACAGTACTTTAGAGACGAATCAAATGGACATGGCTTTTTGACATTTAAAAATCCAAATGAAAAGGAATCAGGCCCAAGACATGCGTACTTAGATGTATCCGTGGAAGTAATAAGGGCGGATGATGTTTTAGTTTTAGAAACACAGCCTCTTGACAATCCTAATGAATTTTACTACGAGAGTCACGAAAGCCACGCAATAAATGACGGCTATCATACAGGCAATGTAACAAACCAAAGCAACGGTGTAGATGCTGTTGTGGATTTAAATCTATACGACTGTTTTACTTTCGGTAATGGCGTAGAAAGCTTTAAGATCGATGATGCTTTTAGCACTCCTGGTTTTAAAATAGGCTCGAGGGTTACTGCTGTTGCAGAAGAAGACTACAAAGAGGCAAGGCGTTATGCTGATATCACCTATAGCGGTGTGTACAATGAAGAAACAAATGTAAATAAACTAAACTCTTTCAATTTAGGGTTGGTAAACTGGGTTACATTGGAAAGATCTTTCGGTCCTATAAATAAATTACATGCAAGGCAATCCGATATACTAGTCCTTCAGGAAGACAAAATATCAACCGTTCTCGCGAATGGTAAGAACTTGTTTTCTGATGCAAGTGCCGGTGGAGCTATATTGAGTACTCCAGATGTTTTAGGTAAACAGATACCTAGAGTAGAAGAGTTTGGGATAAGCAACAACGCAGAGAGTTTTGCTGTATATGGGTTTGATACATTTTTTACAGACTCAAAAAGAGGGGTTGCAATAAACCTTGTAGGGGATAGCTTAGATGTTATATCTAGTAAAGGCATGGGGTCTTGGTTTAGAGATAAATTTATACAAAACAATAATAATGTAATTTTAGGTGGTTATGACCCTTACGCAGGTGAGTACGTACTGGCATTTAATCAAGAAGAAGAGAATGTAGACGTGATTGATGTAATCAGTTGTGGTACAGAGGTTTCTAGAATAGACGCAAACAACTCGTCGACATACAATGTTAGTTACAACTCAGTAATAGGTACGTCTATGTTTAATTACAACGTATATTCTGGATCAGTAGTAATAACAGCAAACTACAACGGTATAGAGGTTATAAATGAAACCATAACAAACGCTTCTTCCGGAGCAATTTCTATCAGCAAAAATGCATACAATGTAGATGAAATGTCATTTACCGTGTTAGCCAGTAATAATGCAAGCTACAATGTATTGGTAGGATGTGTACAGGCGGAAAGCTTAACGGTTATTAGAATGGTTTCTAACGAACCAGCCTTAGAGGGTCAGACAATACACCACGACTACACTTGGAGTGAATCTAGCCATAGCGGTGTTACGCAGTCAGATTTCCTTGTGTTATCGAATACTGGTTTATCATTAAGTAAGTCAAACACAGGCTTAGAGTCTACAGGTTCTATACCTACAGAAGGGGCTAGTATCTTAATGAGGTCTATAAAACAAGCGTCAGATACAGCAAACTTTCAAAGAGGTTCGTTTAAGTATTTGGTTTCAGATACTTTGTACACTGATATTAGTTTACTTAATCCGTTACTAGTAAATTCTGCTAGTACGTTTAACTCTGTCACGGATACTTATGATACATCTTTTGTTTACCAAAACCCTAACGATTATCAATATTTATATTTGGTATGGGACTACAAGTTACCGGCAATTTCACTAAACCTGTGTTTTTCATCGGTTTCAGAAAGTGAATTATGTTGCGGAACAGCAACACCAGTGACTGTATGGGTAGAAGAAGGAGAGACCTTTAATACAGCAAATAACTTATATACAAACGAAAGTCTTACAACACTAGCAACAGATGGATGGTATAGTGATGACCTAACTCTTAGTTGTTACCAAGAATAATATAAAAATATGTCAAATTACAGAAAAATAATATCATCAAGTCTAGAAGTATTAACAGGATGCCCTTCTTGTACACCACCTGCAATAGCTTGTGGAGAAGGCGTTAATCCTCCTTCAGGAACACAAGGGCTTTATAATTTAACATTTAACTCAGGCGATACAGCTGGAGATGTGGGGGCTATAATAATATACTTTAACCCTCAAAACGTGCCTGATGGATTAAGGGTTTTATATGACGGTACTTATTATAATTCAGTTTCAGCACCCACTTATGGAAGAATACAGTCAACGAGCGGTGTTACAGGAGCGTTTACGTTGTTAGGATTTTCTAACGAATGTGTTCCTGAGCTACCAAACACGACAACTTATAATTATTTTGACGGATTTACTGGAAATACATGGGTTGCCGGAAACCCTTCTACGCAAGACGTAACGTTAAATGTAGGGGACGACGCATATGGAGGAGCTGCAGAGTATAGTACAATGGTAATACCTAAGACGGATTCATCTATAACAGACGTAACCGTACAGGTTTTAGGGCCTTGTTCAGGTACGGCATGGAATATTGAGGTGGATTGTCCAACTGATTTACCTGCGTTTACCTCTTCTTCAAACCAAGGTTCTTCACTAGCATGTGCTACAGTTGACCAAACATTTTATTTTGCAAACCACAGGGGAACAACAAATACTAAACCTGTTTTAACAAGCTGGGTTTTTTCTGACACCAATGGAGCTACTGTTTTGACTAATGGAAATTATGTTATTTCTGGAAACGAAGTAATAACCGTTTTAAGTGGAGTAGTAACAAACTTAAATTCTAGCTGTACAAGTAGCTCAGGGCACTTGATTTCTGAATCAGAAAACACTACTAGTCAAGCCTGTTCATTGCCTCAAAACAGCACAACGTCAGCTTACAGTAGTGACTTTATGATAGGAAGTATTGTATATTCAGACTCAGGGTTGAATACATCATTTGTAGGGGACGGTAACTGGTATCACATATCAGACTTCCATAGTGTATATCAAATAAATTCATCTGGAGAGATTTTAGATATTTTTGATTGCTTTGAATAAATAAATAAATAAATAAATAAAAATGAGCAGAGATAATACATTGACATACAGTAGAAAAACAGGAGGCTGGCCCTCCTTCTACTCGTATGAACCAGAAATGATGATTGGTATGAATAACTATTTTTATTCATTCAAGGGAGGTAACTTATATAGGCATAATACGAATTCTCAAAGGCTAACGTTTTACGGAAGCAATAACATCGGTAACGACCAAATCGTATCAAGCGTAACTGGTGTTGTAAACGAGTCTCCTCACGACGTCAAGCAATTTAAAACAATGTCTTTTGAAGGCACGGAAGGGTGGGGCGCTGTTGTCAAAACAGATCTTGGGACAGGAGAGGCTATTGCGTCTCATTTCGTGAGAAAAGAAGGAGAGTCTTTCGCGTACATAAGAACAACAACAGGTGGAAATTACTCCGAAAAAGGTGAAAGAGGTGTCCAGGGCGTTGGTCGGTTTTCAAGCTTAGAGAGCGTAAGTTTTAATGTGGTTAAACTTCTATTTAATTTTGAAATAAATACAGCCGTAAACGTAAACGATGTTATATTCAAAATTCCTGAAAACATAAATGAAGCCAGTCAAATAGGTAAGGTTTTATCTAAAACAAATAAAACAATAACAGTATCTTTAGCAGGTATAGATTCGGGGCAGGAATCGGCTCCAACACCAACGGTTGGTGAGTTTATTTTTGTAAGAAAGAAATCTGAAGATGAGTCAAGTGGATTAAAGGGCTATTACATGAAGTATACGATGGAAACCTCGTCTACACAATTCTCGGAATTATTCAGTATAGGGACAGAAGGTTTCAAGAGTTATCCATAAAAATCGTATATTTGCAGTAATGATTGTAAGAAAGTTAAATTCAAGTGATTATGACGACATACTAGTAGGGTGGTGGAAGCAATGGAGATGGACACCACCCTCTAAAGACTTTCTTCCAGAAGATGGTGAAGGCGGTTGGATAGTCTATGACGGAGACATTCCTGTGTGTGCCGGGTTTAATTATATAACAAACTCAAAAACTGGATGGTGTGAATTCATTATATCAAACTTTGATTACAAGGATAAGGAAAAAAGAAAGCAAGCTTTAGCTACATTAATAGCGACAATAAACAAGTTTTTCGAGATACAAGGGTGTAAGTACATATTTACATCTGTAAAGAACGAGTCACTAATAAGTGCTTATGAAGAATCTGGTTTTCAGCGAGGTTCAAACAAATGTTTAGAAATGGTAAAAATAATATAATATGGCAGCATTCACGGCGATAGCTACAACAGTATTAGGAGTTGCAGGTGCAGGAATGTCTGCAGCTGGAGGGATAGCTTCAAAAAAGAGACAGAGGGACGCTGAGAGAGCGGCTGACGAAGCGTTAGCTTCAGCTAAACGAAACTTAAGCGTAAACAGAATGGAGGGCTTACAAGTGCCTGTAGAGTCTTATACTCAAGCAATGCGTGAAGTAACATCACAGCAGGGCCAAGCCGTTGATGCTTTAACTGAATCAGATTCAAGGTCTCTTGCAGCAGGGATTGGTAAACTAGGTGCATCCTCAGCTAACGCTACTGAAGCACAGAGGCTAAAGATGGATCAAGCAATATATGACAGAGACACTTTAATCGCTAAAGAGGATGCAAGAATAGACCAAAACTTAGCGTCATTAGATTTACAAGAAGTTAGAGGCGCTCAAGCTGCTGCCGCACAGTCAGAGCAAGCCGCCGCACAGCAATTTTCAGGAGCGATATCTGGGCTAGGCGGTGTTGCAAACATGCTATACCAAAACAAAGATTTATACGGAAAAAATAATGAAGCATCTGAAGAACAGAGAATAGAACAAGAAAAGGTAAGACTTAGGAATGAATTAAACGCATCCGCTAGCAAGAGTGTCAATAAGTTCGTTGTTCCAGATTTTACCGTACCTTCGCTAAATAACTTTACGGGTCTACAGGGTGTAAAAGAATTTCCAGTAATGCCTGACTTATTACCAAAACAAAAATAAAAATGAGCTACTTAGGTTATAAAGATAAGGAGTTAGATAAATCAATTATTGATTGGTCTGGCATTACTAAAAACATTTCAGATGGTCTCATGAAGACCAAGAATGATAGAGAGGATCAGAGGTTTGAAATAGAGAAACTACAAAACGAAGAGTTAGACAAGATAAATAACTACGAGCAGGGTGATAGTTTAGCTCAAAATACGTTTATAATGAAGCAAGCTCAGTCTACAAGAAATCTACTTATAGAGAGACATAAGCTTATGAAGAATGGGTTAGTATCGGTTGATGATACAAAGCTATTTAAACAAAACGTAAGCAACACTTGGAAGCAAATCAGTGAGTCAAGTAAAAACTTTAACGCAAACTACAAGCGTCTTGCAGATTCACCTGGGAAGATGAATGAAGCTAAGGCTGCTTTAATGGAAAAACAATCTCAACTAGACAATAAGCAAATATATTACTCAGACAAGGGTGAAGGTTTTTATGTTGACGTAGATAAGTCTACAGGTAAAATAAACATGGATACGGCTGTCCCTGTTAAAGCCATAAACAACATAGCAAACCAAACGGCAGTAGTTGTTGACGTAGATGCTGAGACATCTAAAATAGCGTCAAGAGCGCCTGAGTTTGTTATAGCCAAAAGCGGTACAACAAGTATCGATAGTGCGCTACAGAATAAAGAGTTTGGTAAATACATAGACAACGTTGTGGCCTCTAAGTTAAGTGACGACGGTAGAATGGTGTCGGTTGGATTAGATTTCTTAAACATGGAGTACAGTGTTGACGGTAACCCCGGATCAACAACAATAACCTACAATAAAATAACAGGATTTAATTCCGATGGAACGGTAAACAGCAAAGATATAACGGAGACTGTCGGAGAGATAGAGGTAGACCCTAGGACAGGGTACCCTAAATTAAATGATTCTCAAAGAAGACTAATTACAGCCGCATATAAGAATGCTGTTGTCGGTAAAATAAAAAGAAAGGAATCTAAACAATATGTTGCCCCAGTAAGAAAAACAGGAGGAGAGAAGGCTGATGAGAATTCAGTTGGATTGATCGATAAGTTTGTTCTTAACGGGGACTTCTCTGCGCTTAAATCAGCGTTAACTGGGAAAGGTTTTATTGGAATAAAGAAACCAGACGCAAATGGAGTTATAAGAATGACAGATGCAAATGGGAAAGACCAAATGGTTAGTACAAAAAACCTTAACAGTGGTGAGGTTGGTAGAGAAATTGCAGGTTTCTTAGGAATTGCTGGTGTTTACAACAGAAAAGGAAGAGCAAAAGGTAGTCCATTAAATAGTAGTATATTAGACACAGCAAATGTAGGCTCTTATAATACTTATACTACTTCATCAGGGGTAAATAAAAGTGCTCTTGAAAAAGCTTTAAACCCAACAGAGAATAAGGATTTTGCTGGAGATATAACATTTACCCCTGTTTCAGATAAAAAGATACTTGATGGAGTACATGCAGAGGTACAGAGCCTAGGTTTAGATACACAAAAATTTACTGTAGAAGAAGGTGTTATATACTACAACGAAAACCCTAATAAGATGGGTGAGATTCCAGAAGTAATAGGTACTGTGGGAGAAGATTCTACTACAAATATAATAAACAAAATAGAAGCTCTACAACAACAAAACAATAATAAATCAGGAGGAGTTCCGTTACCAAAATCAAAATAAAATGAACGAATACTTAGAATCTCTTTACGAGTTTATATCATCACAAGACGCAGATTTTAGTTCAGGAATAAGTAAAAAGGACTGGGTGTCA